CGTTTTATATTCTGTCTGCCATATTTTGAGCATGCATTTTCAAAAGTTTCAGGAGTGTGAATACCAAAATCTTTTGGCTCCCACATATCAAATCTACATTTTCTACCTTTTTTTGTTCTTATGACACCTTCATCATTTGCTTTTTTCATACATCTATCAGATAATAACTTAACAAATGGAACTTTACGATTATACTTGGATATTAATGCTGATGCTTCTTCTGTTGACAAGCCGAGCGATATACCTAATTTGTTTTTACCCATTCCGTACATCAATCCTAACCCTATTGTCTTGGCTTGTTTTCTCTCTATTCCTGCTAGATCTGCTACTGTTTGGTGAAAGTCGGTTTCTGAGTTAGCATATGCCTCTACAAGTTCATTAGAACCTTCGTATCCGTCGCCTATAGAGGCTGCATAATGTACTACCATTCGTGGTTCTTGTTGGCTATAGTCAAAGCTCCCCCATCGACAGCCTTCTTCTGGTAAGAAGAGACCTCGGATTTTTGGTCCAAAATCTTTGTTACGTGCTGGTAACTGTTGAAGATTAGGATTAGCCATAGACAAACGGCCGCTAACAGTCCCACCACTGTCACTACGTAACTGATTGATCTCGCCATGTATCCTCCCATTGTGTTCATATTTTAAAATTGAGTCCAGGAATGTACCATGAAACTTGTTGATCTCTCTAGCCTGTGCTATATATTTTGATATTTCGTGTTTCGAATTAGCTAACCAATTGGATGTAAAAGATGGCTCATGAGTTTTGTCAGTACGTGGATAATCTATGCCGAGTCGGTCGTAGGCTTCTCCTATTTGTCGTGCTGCCCATATGTCTACTTCTCGTCCTGCTAGCTGTTTTATTTTTAATAAGTATTCTTTCTCCTGAGCCTGGAAATCTTTTTTTAGTTGATGCGCTTTATCTACATCAACCCTCACACCTTTTTCTCTCATCTTAATTAGTATTGGAAGTAGTTTATTTTCTAAATTCCAAACAGTTTCTAAATTTTGTTTTTGTAATTCTGGTTTAAATCTCTGCCATAACAGATACGTGAGACGTGCATCTTGTTCAGCATAAAAACCAACATGCTCTGCAGGTAATCGCCACATTTCTGCTTTTGGATCTATACCATGATCCTTTGCAGCTTCTTTTAAATCGTTCTCGGACTTCAGCTCACCAAGATAGTCTTTTGCTAATGCGTTTAAACTATAAGACCATCTGTTCTCATCTATAACACCTGCTGTTATCATAGTATCTACTATTTCACCATTGACTGGAATATTCATTTTATTTAACCAACCAACATCATATTGTGCGTTATGAAATATTTTTCTATTTGGTAATTTACATACATCTTTCATATATTCTAAAACCTGTGCAGGTATCATGTTACCTCCACCCTCATGTTTAAACGGATAATATCCTTGCCAACCTTCCACAGCTACAGCAAAACCAATGACATAACCATTACCTGTTGCCCAACCAGCTCCAAGTTTGTTATTTATACCTTCGTCTCTTGTCTCTAAGTCAATCGCTATTTCATCATAACCACTTAAATCCTTATATTCAAAAGGACAAGACCAAATATGTTTTTTAAAATTAAATGTAAATTGTAAACCTGTCATTTCAAATATCTTTTTGTAATTAAATTATTTAAATTTTGTTTGTTTTCTAAAGCGTATAAAGAAGCCTTATAATCTTCAGGATATATTTCCCAACTAATTTTTTCAGATCCCTCTAGTTGAGGATAAATTTCTAATCTAAAAGAATGGTTTTCTACCGATATGTTTTTTCTTATGACGTTTGTCATTTAAATCCTTCATTTTTAGTTTCTCTAATTGGCAGTAATGTATTATTTTGTCTAAATCTTCTTCACCATTTTTGTGCAGATATCTGCAAACATATTTTATAACACAGCCCTGGAAGAACGAAAGGTTATTTTTAGATATAAATTCGTACGGCTGTATTGGAAAATTTTTGTAGTGATTCCCACCAATCTGTTTATCCTGTGGAAATGTTTCATCAAACATATCTTTATCTGTCATAATTTAAATGCCTGTAATGTTTGTAATTTTTCTTCTGCATTACTTATTTTTTCTATAAGTTTATCGCACTCATCAACGTGTTGTGGATGCTCACCTATAGCAACTGGTTTTTCAAAATATATTTTTAATGTTGCTTCAGCTTCAGAAATTTGAGCGTTATATCTATCCTCTAGAGCTTGTATAATTAAATTTTTAAACACCGCACATCCCTTCGCATTCTTGGTTAAATAAATCTATCTGCTCATCATCTTTAAACTTAACTTGATCTAAAGGAACGCATTGTCTGTGTACAAAGTTTTGAACCTTCGGGTTATGCATACGCATCTTTTTATCAAATTCCACAGCAGATGCAAACTCTTTTGGTCTGTTATCTCTCATATCTATCCAAAATTTATCATCATGGAAAGGGCAGCCAATACATGCGGATTTAACAGGTATCTTAAAACCCTTACCTTCATACCATTTTAAACAATCATCCCTAGACATTTTCTTATCAATTAGTGGCCAAACATTTTTTTGCCACCAAAATCTTGATGGTTTCATCCGCATAATTTCGTCTGTTGATATACCAACCCATACTTCTACATGTTCAGTTTTTGGAAATCTTTGTCTAGGTTTCAGTCCACATAATTCTCTTATCTTTTTTGCAATTGGAGTTATCTTATATTCTCTTGTGCATTGTCTTCGACCCATACCTTTTTTACCCTGTTCATTCAAAGTATAGAAGGGTGCTGAAGCAAATTGATTACCACCTGGTGCGAGAGCCGTGAGTATGTCATCTTGAATATTACCTTTCTTAACAATGTATACAGGATAGTTTAGAATGCTTCTAAGGTACTCTAGATGTTTAATTACAGGTTCAGGTTCCCAACCCGTATCTGCAAATATAGCAGCATCTGGTTTTACACCAAACTCTCCTGCATCAGCCATCAAAGCCATTGTTGAGCTTTGTACACCAGCTCCCAATGAAAGAATTCTTAATTTTGGTTTAGTGTTTTCCATATTGCTTTCCCTATTTCTTCTGCGATTTGTGGAACGATAGCGTTCCCCAAGCCTCTAAGTCTGTGTGCCCTTTGGGGTACCCCATTAGCCACTCTACCCACGTCGGGTTCAGACTGCCACGATCCCCACGATGAGCTACCTGATCGTTGATGCTGATTGGTAATTTCTTTTCTAGTTTCATCTTCATTCTCTTTTCCGATGCTGGACCTCTCATACAATTTGCGTCTGGTGTTCTCCAGAGTAACATTGTTTCTGGATCCACTTGTTCTCTCAGGTTCGAGGGTCGTGTTCTTCCCTTCCTCTGTCCTGTCATTAATTTTATTGTCCCTTCTTTTGATCTTGGAGGTAAGTGATCCATTGTGTTTGGAGTAGCCCACAATCCAGACTCTTTCTCTTTTGTGGGGCGCACCGACGCCTGCAGCTGGAATAATAAACGATTGGACTTCGAAGCCTTCAGCTTCCAAGTCAGAGCACACTGTTTCGAATACCATGCCGTCTTGGATGTTAATAATTCCTCGCACATTTTCTGCAATAACGAAGGTGGGTTTGACTTCTTTAATGACTCTAAACATATCTGGCCAGAGATATCTATTGTCGTCAGTCCCTTTTTGTTTGCCTGCAACACTGTATGGTTGGCAAGGAAAGCCACCTGTGAGGATGTCAATTGGTTCTCTGATGTCTTTTGCTTCCAATTTTTTAATATCATTATATATTGTAACTCCTTTCCAATGTTTTTGCAGCAACAATCGACAATACGCATCTATCTCACAAAAGCCAACTGTTTTAAAACCAACTTTTTCTAAAGCTAAACTAAACCCACCAATACCACTAAATAAATCTAAATGATTCATCTATTGTCCACCTTAATTACCATCAGTGGTCTTAAATAACCTCTTTTAGGAAGCTCACCGTCATCAGTTGCCATCCTATAACCAAGCTGTCTATTTATGACAGGTAAAAATTTTATTTGAACATTACTTTTTGATTTGCATCTTTTATTGTCCCAAAAAAATTTATGAAAATATTGAGAATTTGTAGATGCAGGAAGTAAAAAAACAGTAATACATTTATGTTTGAAGGCTTTTTCGACAAACCTAGGTAT